ATGTATTTCGAACTTTCGCCCAACTACGGCAAATATTCTTACGCGTAAACCGCTGATTTTCAAGGTAAATAAAAAAATTATGAAAAAAGTTTGCACATTAGAAAATAGTGTGTATATATTTGCTGCCGTAACCAATAAAACAAACAATACAATGGATTTATCAAGCCCACACAATGACGAGCAATGTATCTGCTCATCACCAGACCAACTCGAAAACCGTTCACTGAAGGATTCAGCCTTCATGTACAAGCAACTTTCGACTGACCTCGAAAACATGAACAAGTACCTGTCCGCATCATTCAAAGAAGCGGTGGCGGAAACCTTAAAGTATCGTAACGCACGTACCGCAAAAGATGTCGAACTGGTATTGCAACGGTTCCTCAAAGACTACGCAGCGCAAGTGCAAGAGCTTTGCAGTGATGTTGACGATGTAATAGTATACTGTGACCAAGAAAAATGCCCCTTTTGCAAATGAAAAACTTTATAGGTGTTGAAGACCGCATCAATGCGTACCTTAAACTTCAATCTAATGTCCAACTGACAAATGATACAAAGGATGAATTTCGCAGGCTCCTGCACCTTATCGCAAGGCAGGCAGTCCGGGAAGCAACCGACATCATGATGTTCAACTCAGAAACCCAATTATCTAAATAACATGACAGCAAAACAAATTTCCGACCGCATCGAACCATTTATTCCTGAAAACACCGATGTGATTACTTTGGCTGAAGCCGTTGCCATAGTTCTAAGAGATCAATACGGCCAACACAATTACGACCTATTTATTAAAACCCTAAACAACAAACTCAATGGAAACTAATCTAATGGACTCGCTTCAGAAATTCATGAAGCACCTTAATCGCGAACCTGCTCGCGAATCAATCGCACCAACTCCCGACAACCGAGCGCATACGGTGACTATTTCACACGTTGAAATGACACTCGATGAGTTTTATTTCGGTAGATGGTCAACGACCAACTTCACATGGTCAGCAATCGGTAACGAAGTGCAAGGCTCATTAACTCTGAAAGTACATCACCCAGTTACGAATGAAGTGATTGAACGCACGGGAGCGGCTTCAATAGTAATAACAGTTGACAAAGCACCCGAAGGTATTAGCGGAGCTGAACGCAACCGTTGGGCACTTAACCCCGACAATAAAAAACCGAATGCGCTTGACATGGCTTTCCCAAAACTCAAAGCCGAATGCCTGAAGAATGCAGCACAATCACTCGGAAAGATATTCGGGCGCGACATGAACCGCAAAATTGTTGACGAATACAGACCGTTCAAATTACAGTTGCCCGAAAGTACAATGAAGAAAATCGAGAATGATATTAAGCTCGGTGTTGAGGAGTTCGAAATCCGTGAGGCACTTGACCAACTCGGTGATCTTGTAACCGACCAACAAAAACAGCATATATTTGGACTACTAAACAATCGTAACAATGAATAATTACACGAAAGAACTCTTCGAGAGTATCAAACAAAACACTGCGTGGGATGTTGCAAGGCTCGGTAAGTTCACAGGTTCAAGGCTCGGTGACTTATTCACGCAACCTAAAACAAAAGCTGCGCAGGAAGCAGGCGAATGGTCAAAGACTGCTGAGAATTACATCCTTTCAAAAGTCATGGAAATCGTCACAGGGCAATCGCAAGACGGTGCATCCAGTGCTGCCATCGACCACGGCAATGAGTGGGAAGAAACCGCCCTGCTCGAACTTCAAAAGGCTATCGGTTCGCCCGACGAAAAAACACAACTGCGACCCGGATTCAAATTGTTCAACGAATATTCAGGTGCTTCGCCTGACGCTTTCATGCAGTTAGCTGACACGAAAATCGGTGTGGAAATCAAATGCCCGTACAACCCGATTAACCACTACCATCACTGCAAGATTCAAAGCGAAGCCGATTTGAAAGTCATTAACTCGGATTACTATTGGCAGGTACAAATGAACATGCTTACGTATGAATTAGGAGCGTGGATATTTGCATCATTCGACCCACGTCAACCCGAACATCGAAGACTGCACTGGGCAATCTGTTACGCAGTTCCTGAAGATATGCAACTCGCTATTGATGTAATGGAAAAGGCAAAGCATTACCGCGATCAAATACTAAATGAATGGATGTTCAAAAGTAAATGATGTAAAAAACTTGACATTCGTATATTTGTGTTGACCCGAAAAAATAGAATATTAAACTTTAAGCCAAAGGGAGGAGGCATCGGGTCTGCTGAATCCCTGCGGCTTTTTTAATTTAATCACATGACAGACGTATTAGCATTACGCGATAACGCGAGACAACAGCTTGCCGCAATCAAAACTATTGAAACAGGCATCAACTACCTGAACAAAGTAAAAGCCATTGAAGTTTGGGCAAAGGCAGAAAAGAAAGATGCCGAACTTCAAAACATGATTGCTGAACAAAAGATACGCACGCAGCGAATCTTAGGACAGTTGCTGAAGGAAAATGAGGTTAAAAATCATGGTAAGAATCAATATAATGCCGAGTCGAATGATGCGACCCGGCAAAGTTTATCATCATTTGGTTTAACCAAAGACCAGTCATCTACTTTCCAAAAGATTGCGGCACTACCTGAAGATGTATTTGAACGTGAGATTGCATCTGCCAAAGAAGAAAGCGAAAAGCGTGTTGAATTAACTACCAGCCGGGTATTGTTCGCCGCTAAAGAATACGAGCAGCAGAAGAAAAAAGATGAAGCGCAAATCACTGCTCGCGACAAAGAATTGATTGAAGCGTTAAAGCGTGGTGAAACTATTGTAGTAAATCAAAAAACTGATTTAGCAGCCATCAAATATGCAGAGCAAAATAATTTATACGTGCGATGCGACCGCTTTAGCGACTTTGGAAATCCGTTTGAAATGGATAAGGATGGCGATCGTAATGAAGTATGCGACAATTACGCAAATCATTACCTTCCATTTAAGCCAAGTATTCATAAACAATTAAATAGTCTGAAGGGAAAAGCACTCGGTTGTTGGTGCGCTCCATTACGTTGTCATTGTGATACATTAAAAAACATAATCGATGCAAAAAATTAAATTCCTTCAGGTTGCCATAGCGCAGGATGAATACAATAAAAAACTAAATGATTTCTTTCATTGTAGCATCGGATTGAATTTAGAAACAAATGAACTTACAAGGATTTATCCAGTTCAAAAATCTTCAATGTACAAACATTGCGTATATGATATTGAAGTGGAACCGATGACTTGCCGCAGAGAAAGAAGTTTCAAGCCAATTAAAATGCGATTTTTGTACAAGATTGATCCACAAAAAACCAACGAACTACTAAATAAAATTGAAGTTCAAAGTATTGAAAAACTAAATGAATTAAGGCTTTCAATGGGCATTGTTGATGTTAGCTCAAAAAAAATAATTGTTGAAAGTAATGAGCATGAATTTCATGATTTGCAGTTATGCGCTTTTGATGAAACGGTGATAAGCAAACCAATGAAACGCAATCATGCTGCTCGTGTGCGCAAGGATATAAAAATAAAATTCAAATGCAAAGACACAAAGCAAGGCTATCATGAATTAAAATATCACGAAGAACACTTTTATTTAGGTTTAGAACGCAATGGCAAACTGCCTGCTTATTACGACACACCGAAATGGAATAGATTGTTGATAGGCAATTTGCGTGATTGTAGAAATATTTTTATAGGTTTGTGTTTATTCAAATCTAATCAGTAACAACAATGAAAGACCCGGCATTCCTTTTTTATAGTTCCGATTTTCTTACTGGAACTATGTTCATGAGCAACGAACAAATCGGAAAGTACATCCGACTTTTATGCGCCCAGCATCAAATGGGTGCGCTCACCGAACAACATATGTTAAACATATGTCACACATATGACAAAGACATTTGGGCGAAATTCACAAAGCAAGACGATGGCACGTTCATTAACAAGCGTCTGCATGATGAAACCCAAAAGCGCAAGAACTTCTGCGAATCTCGTAAAAACAACAGGAACTCTAAACCTAAAGATAAACAAGTGAATAAACATATGTCACAACATATGTC